CTGAGCCATTAGTTGCTGTATCAACTTCAGCAATTAATGTTGCTCCTGCAGTAAAATAATCAATCCCTTGAAAAGGAACATTATTTGAAATGTATACTCTTACAACCATAGTGTTTGCAGATGCTACTTTTTGTAAAGCAGTTTTAATTGCAAAAATTGGTCTAATAGAATTATTAAAAGTATTAGCGGGTATTGTTGAAAAAGAAACAACTGTATTGAATGGTGAAGATGCTGAAACTAATCCTGATGGTACTACACTAAAATTAGGATTTGAACTTCCTGCAGGTCCAACAGGACCTTGGATTCCTTGAGGACCTTGAGGACCGGTAGCACCTTGTGAAGCTAATAGTGCCCAATTTAAAGGATCAGAAGCAGGGTTTGTAGGGGAGGGTCCAACAGGATTAATACAAAAATATGATGCTCCACCAAAACCTACTGCATCATTTAATACATAAACTCCAGCTGCTGACCATGATCCTTGCCAGTTAAGCCCTGCTGGTCCTACTGGTCCTGGTACACCTTGAGGTCCAATTGGACCTTGTGCACCAGCTGGTATATTTGCTGCAACTTGTGTTGTAAAATTTTGTACAGAAATTGCACCTGTTAAATATTCATCATCTCTTCTATCATCTTGAAGAGCTACAGGCAGTAATGTTTTATTAGGGTCAACAGAGTTAACTACTCTACGACCTCTAATCCAACTAATAAAATTTAAGATATCCATTTCTAAATAATTATATATATTATATCTATAATATAATAAAAATTATTTAGATAACAAACTATTTACTAAATCTTTTGGGATACATACGGTGGTACCCTCAGTAGTGAATATATGAATGTATATCTCATCAACCTCCTCCCATTCAGTGAAGGTGTAGGTAATTTCGTTGACTGTTACGCTATGCATAGAATAATAATCTTGATGAGTAAAGTGAACCTGAATCTGTTGCTGTGGCTAATTGTAGCACCCATATAAATGTATTGTAAGTAGTTGGCCGAGTTATTACTGAACCAACAGCAACACTATATCTTTGAAATGCGGCAGCACTTGGGTTGAATACTGCTATCTGTGTGGAGCTCACATTGGAAATTGAGCAGATAAATTCCGCAACTGAATTGGTAGCAGTCATGGCTGCACTTGTTGCCAATAATATGGCTCCTGTCAATGAGGCACTGCTGTTTAGATATAACCTAAGTGTAAATTGTGCAGTTCCTGCTGTCTTGTTTAATATCCCATTGAACTGATACATTGTATTAACGTTGAAGTTAGATACAGTATGGCTGTGTACTATGGTGTTAGCTGTTGACCCTGTATGGTTAAGTACATGAGCTACACTAAGTATTTGAGGATAGTTGGATGGTATGCTTATATTGCCACTACCTAACAATGTACCTCCATTAAGTGTCTTGATAGATGTACCTGATACCAATGTATCCTGCTTAGCATTCAGTGCAGTCTGCAGGTCAGTCTGCGAGCTCAGTGTTCCGGTAATGCTACCCCATGAGGCACCACTACCTGTAACAGTTAGGTTTCCACTACCAAGCACTGATGCTCCGTTGATAGTCTTGATGTTGGTACTGCTAATTAATGTTGGTTGATAAGTACTAGCTGCTGTTGCTGCTGTAAGATATGGTCCTAGTGCTGAAGAATCAATATATCCTGAAGGATTGGTAATAGAGTAATACTGTAAATCATAAGTGGGTATACCATTATTCCATATTACTCCTGGGTTAGGATAGCTACCAGAAAGATCCCCACCTGCAGGTCCTGTAGGAGATCCCCCGCCACCAGAAGTTTTTGGCTTACCATCTGGGCCAGTAATTTCTACACCACCACCAAATATATTTCCGTTTTTATCTATTACTTGCATATGTTAAACATAATCTATACCGTAAACATAATAAGAAGTTCCAGGAATATTACTATATACAATCAGTTGATCCCCTGGTTTTAGTGCATATATTGTATTATCAGTTATTGTATCTCCTGCTGCTAGATTAAACTCATAAAGTGTTTCTGTACTAACCGTAATAGCATCATATCTAGTAAGTGTTAAAACAAATGCTAGTGGATTATAAAATCTTAGTAAACTAATTTTAGTTGATAATGGTCCAACACTACCTGTATAGATTGTTGTTCCTAGTAAACTTACTTGACCTTGATTTATAATTTCTGCCATACACTAATATACAAAAAAATCCCCAGTTGTGCAACCGGGGATCAGCCTGTGTTTGTATTAACCTTGGAGAGAAGAGATACAGGCTATAGTAGTAGGCCTAATAAAAATGCAATCAGCAATGCTATTATAATGCACCCATCAGCAATTGTTCTTCCATAAGGATCATCATGCCATACATTGTGCATCTTATTATAAATAGGTTTATTAAATGCTTTTGCTAAAAAAAACAAAATTAAAATAATAACAAGACCTGATATAAAAGCAATAATTCTCATTATTTCATTTTTAATAGTTTCTCTGACATTAGCAGAGCTCTTGTTAAATCTCCTATAGCTTGATCAAATAACAAGCTTTTTACGGGTGATCTATTAAGATTATAATTATCTTTTAAGTCTTCTGCTAATTTAGAAAATATTTTTCTAAACTCAATAATTTGTTCAGGTTCATTAATTTCTTCTGAATCTAAACCAACTAAGATGTCACCAAATGAATAGATCTTAGTTTCTTTAATGATCATTTCTTCACTCATAGTTTTTCTATTCTTCTTTGTAAATATACTAAAGCTTTTATTAAATCTTCTTTTTTGTTAGGATTTTTTTTACCAGCTCTTGCTAAATACTTCATAACATTCCCTAGATAAAAGTCTTGATCTAATCCCCAAGCTTCTAGTACATTAAATACTTCATAAGTATTTCCTGCACCACCATAATACTTTGGTCTTTCTAGATTTACAATTCTATTTTCTACAGGAATTTCTTTTGCTCGTAAGATTTTATCAAAGGGAGTATTCATCTGACTTTGATACATCTCTTCTGATTCTTGTGTAAAGTTTACCATACTATTGCAATATCTCTTTCAGCAACCATTAGTTTAATACCATCTTCAAGCTCTACTGCTTCAGATGCTTGTAGCCCAGTGATTCCCATGTATACTTTATCCCCCACCTTTACTGAATCTACTTCATCCCCTATGGCATAAACTTCTAATTTAGTCCATGTTTTTCTCATGTCCATTTCAATAGCAAGCTTGTCAGCCTCACTTAATTCAAATGGAGATTCTTTTACTTCTGGTTTGTTTAATAAAACCCTTTTTCCTTTTAGTTGCATTTTATTGGTTTTTAATTTTTCAAATAATTCTCTAGCTTCCAGATTATCTTCTGCAAGTAAAGTAGCTTTTTCCCAAAGTACTTTTTCATCTAGAGTCACAGGCAAATATAAACAAAATTTATTTACCTTGTGCTCTATATAACTTTTTATAGTTTTTGCTAGATTTAAGTTTACTGGTTTTAGTTTTAGCATGTACACCTGGACGGGACACTTTTATTTTAACTAATTTTTTTGGAGCTTCTTTTACTTTTGCCATGATTAAATAATTTAAGTACTATATAATATACTCAATTATTTGTTATCATAAAACATTCTTTCTGAATCTTCTGTATGCCACTTATCAAATCCTTCACAATTATAGTAATCTTTGTTAACCAAATAATCCGGTCTTTCAGGAAAGGGTTTAGTTACAAAGCTTGGTTCAGACCACTTGATCCTATTATTTGGTTGAAGAGCTATTTGCCCGTTATCTAATAAAATCACATGATGACTCTTGTGTTCTAGTGGATCTTCAGCTAAAGATATGTCAGTGTTAATATCTCCGCTACCCCAGTTTATTGTAGCATAATATTTACCTGGATAAAACTTGTGGTCCTTCATAAAGACTTCTACAGGAGTATCATAAAGATATGACAAATGTACTACTGTAAAATTATAAGAGAAACAATTCCATATCTGTAGAAAGTGGAAAGGTAGATCTGGTTCTGGTAATTCTGGTTCTGTCAGCAAAGCATGGCTTGGTAACTTGTCTCTAAGTACACCATTCTCTAACAATACCTGGAACAATGCTGCTTGTCCTGGTAGGCATCTTACAGATATAATTACCCCCGGGGTAAATTCTCCATGACCTTTGGTATGTTGGTACATGTATTCATTCCTCACAAACACTTTGAGAGGAAAGAAGTTGTGTTCTATGTATGCCATTATTTTCTAGAGAAAAAGTTTTTCTTTGGTGCTTCTACTTTGGTAGTCTTAAGTTTCTCAATGATCTTGTTTGCTTCTTCTTCTGCAAAAGATATAACCTCTTCTTCCTTGTCCTTGATATTCCAGTTATTTAGTAGAATACTCATGTGCATAGTTTCATGCATAATAGCTGTGGCTTTCTCTGTAGTAGAATATTTCTTGAAAGTACCCATGTTCAAAAACAAGAAAGGTTTGTAGGGAGCTTTTGCTGTAAGTTTCTTATCAGCGGGATCATAGTTAGTAAAACCATATATATAAACTCCATTGCCGGTGGTCTTATCTACTTCTTCTGCTTGTGCATCTGCTCTATTTAACCCATGCATCTCTGGAACTTTGTAATAGTCAAAGATCTCGGTAGCATCATTACCAATAAGTAAGATATACTTACCCATGTCAAACTTCTTCATATACTAATATAAGAATTATAATTTAACTTTTAGTACTTTAACATCTCTTTCTGACCACATCCTTACCTCATATTCTCCCTGTGGTAGATGCAATAACTCCTCACCAAGAGTTGGGACAGTATCTGTATACCCAATGACTTGAACATAATCAAACCCCTTAACACTAACAGCACCATAAGCATCACACTTTTGGGAAGACTTACAGCCAGTAAGAAAATACCCAATAACCAAACCTATACCAATGCAAAGCAAATACCAAAAAACTAACCTAACCTTTTCCATAACACAAAGATATGTAAATTTCTTATAGTAAAAATTTTTCATAGTTGAGGATGTTGGTGGTCATACACACAGACCCCCCGGGGGTGAAGCCAAGCGGAAGCCACCCCCCATGAATTCTGTGGAGGCAGACTGTTATACAAAATGTTTTTGCAAATGTAATCTCAGCAGAAAATGTTTCTGACTAGGATACAATGCAAACAGATGCTATGCTAAGACTAGGTGCATGCTACATGACTTAGGATACAAGTGATGCATACATACCAAGACAAAGTCTAAGTACTATGTGTATGACTTTAATCTTTAATAATATTAGAATATGAAAAAGGAATTTCCTTTCATTGAGCCGACTTCAGGCAAGAGCAGAAGAGAGTATAAAGAGAACTAGAAATAGTTCTCTTTATTTTTTTTGAATCTTTAGTAAGGTGAGAACTTTAAATTCATTCTTATGCACAGAGTAGATATTTTTAGTTTTCCTGCATCAGATGCGGGAGAACTAACCAAAATGCAAACAAGGTTGAACCAATGGCTTACAGCCAAAACATTGGTAAAGTATGAAATACACACAGCAGGTGAGTATATCATATTCAATGTTTGCAGAAAGAAAGAACAGGAGTAATCCTGTTTTCTTTTTTTTTTAATCTTTAATAATATATAAAATAATTAAAACTGTTAACCATGAAAAAATTAATTCAATGGCTTATTGCCGCAATTACATTAGGTACTATTACAGGATTACTTGTATCAATGGGTTCACATGTGCTACTTGCAGTATCACTTATGTGTGCCTTTTGGGCAGGTATGTTAGCACCAATATTAATAAGGGAGAGTTAATCTCCCTTATTAATTTAATCTTTAATAATATTATAAACCCTTAAAATTAAAGCTTATGTTTATCAGAACACTTATTGAAGAAATTGCAGGATTATCTATCTTATTAGGAAAGCCTGCAAATCCCGAAGTTTTAACTGCTCTTGAGTCTATGGATAAAGAGCATGTAAAAGAATATAGGGATTCATTAGCAACAGAGTTTGGGATATTAAAGCCCAATGTCCATTTGCTATTAGAAGAAGAGAGTGAATAACTCTCTTCTTTTTTTTATTAAATCTTTAATAACAAATAAAATTAAATACTATGGAAGATACAACAAGTTTTCAGAAAGCTACTGTGCAACTAAAGATGACATGGGAAGAATACACTACTGTGCTAATTGCATTTAAACAATGGGTTGCATACATAGAAGAGTCTACTAAAGTGGACCAAGAAGGTCTATGGGATATATACAAGAAAATGTATTTAACCCGGAAGATAGAAGAAGGAGATTGGGTTAACAGTTGTATGCTGTAATTAAGGGGAGTAATCCCCTTTTTCTTTTTATCCACACGGTGGAGAAAGTAGACTTTGGTGCTGATAATCAAGCAGTTACAAAAAAGACTGTTTTATGTAAACACATATAAAATACAGAAACTTTTCAAGTTTCAGCCTTCTAAATCTTTAATAATAAAGTAAAGCCTAAAGTGCAAGGCGTGGTATTGCACATAAAACCATCTCATAAAATTTTCAAAATGGGAATTAAGTTAAGTTTTGTGGAGAAAACCACCTCCAAAGGAAATGTGGTTAAAGTAGCTAAAGTTAAAGGCACACTTAAAAGATTAAGTGACCAAGTATTTAGTTACCAAGCAGAGGGTGAAAATGGCCCTGAGCTTGTTGAATACAAATTAGCAAACATTGAGTTTACTGATTTGAATAACAATAAGTTCAATGCTGACCAAGTGCATGTTTATAAGAAATCTTATGAGCAAGGCATGAGTATAGGTGAGACTTATTTAGGCTCAGTTACTCGTAGCCAAGATGCAAATGGAAACCCAAGACAACCTTGGTGGACTTTATCCTCATTGCCTATTGGAGCTACTATTACAGATAGTGACTTTGATGAGGTAGAGGAGTCTGTATCTAAGTCATTAGGCATCTAATGACTATAGGGGGAGTATGTAGAAATACATGCTCTCCCTTTTTTTATTACTTATATACAGAAACACTGCGTGTTTCAGCCTTAAGAATCTTTAATAAGAAGAAAAATGTGACTACTTACTTAGCGGTCACAGCTATGATACCTTTGATATATTTGGTCACAGCTAAGTTACTGATAATCAGGGCGGAAATAAGCTTGTTTTAAACTGTTAGTTTATGTTACAATAAAACTATCTTACTACTTATTACCACAAATATACACTTAATATTCTATACTATACTTGTATAGTATCAGATTTTATATAGCTAACTTGTTACTTAACCGTTTAATCTTATTACCTATGCTTAGAACTACTTACTTCCTATTAGGAATGTTATTCTCTTCCTTAGTATATGCTTTATTATTCTCTATAGAAAGAACAGAGGCAGAGACTCCGGTCAAAGATTTAGACCGGGAATATTATTTAGAAGTTACTGATGATAGTATCTTCTTAGAATCTAGACAAGGACAAATCTACCGTGGTAAGTACTCAGACTTAGACAGTCTTATTAATGTAGATAACTTGTAACAATTACTAACCACAGTATGGGTATTCCCTACTAACACATCTAGAGGACTGTGGTTTACTAAACTAATTAACCCATCATATGATTATTAACTATTTAAAATTACACTTATGAATAAATCAGTCTCGTTTGGTATACACCACATTGCTGGTCATACCATAATTAAACTAAACATGAATCTTACTAGTGAGGATGCAGAAGCTATCAGAAATAAATTTGGATTTAATGTTACACGTATATACTCAAAGCCACAACTTTGTAGAATAGAAGGTGCGCTTAAATGTGAGCCAACTTCTTATAATAATTTAATGTTTGAATTCTTCCAAAAAGTTGAAGAATATAAAGTAAATGCCAAGATAGAAAAACTGGCAAACAAAAAAGCAGCTTTGCTAGATAGAGCAATTGGTGCTGATAATTTATTAATTAATTTAAATGATTTACCCTTTTAAAATTTATGATTATGAAAACAATTACAATTGTATTATTATGGTTTGTATTTATTGGTGTTTTAGCAACTGTTGTTAGTTGTAGTAGTGCTCATCAATGTGATGCTTATGGTCAACAACAAACACTAAATAACAATAAAAATTTAAGTTGATGCTATTTAATAAAATTACAAGTCTTGAAAGACAAAAAAAGGATTTACAATATAAGATTTATGATTTACAATCTTCAAATAAAACTCCCAAAAAAATTATAGAGGAGACAAGAAGATTATACCAACAAATAAATTTTATAGATGATGAAATTCAAAATGAAAAAACATCTATTGTCCTTAAAACAGGTATTCTGATTACTGTTCTATTTAGTTTATTTCTAATTATTTTAAAATTGATTTTATGATTATTAAATTATTGTCTATATTGATCTTACCCATGTTATTATTATCATTTAATGATGATAAATATGCTGGGCTTACTAAATCCGAAATTAAATTTGTAAAAAACATTGAAAGAATGGAAACAGAATCTCTTTCAAAAGTTTATAAAACTGATGAAGGAAAAATAATGTTAGAATTTGGTAGTATAAAATATTTAGTTAATTCTAATGCAGGTACTGTAGAAACAGTATGGGTTCTAGGTGATGATGATATTACCTGGGAAGACTTGGGGCC